TGGCCCGCCGGGCACAGGTAAAACCGACAGGCTAATAAAAAAAGTCAGTCATCTAATTAACGAAGAAGGTATCAAGCCAGAGGACATCTGCTACATAACATTTACAAACAAGGGCATAGACGAAGTTCGTGAACGATTAAAAGTGACAAAGAAAACTGAAGGCTACGAATCATTTGCAACGATCCACGGACTGTGCAACGGTTTTTTAAAAGGCAGAGAATCTCGTTTGGTTTCAGAAGGTGACTTTGAGTATTGGGCAAAGAGAGAGGACGGCGATCTTAAAAGAGAGTTTAACGGGGACTTGGAAAACAATTTTATTATTCAAGTTTACAATCTACATCGTGTGGCAAACATACCTTTGAGAGAGGCTTTCACACGACTAAATGAAAGAAACTACAAGTGGAACAGGTTAGAGGAGTATGTCAGAAGTTGGGAATTGTACAAACAAAACAACAAGTTACACGACTTTACTGATCAGATACTTAACGCTTTAGACGTCGATAGATTTAAAGAATACAGAGCTGTGTTTTTAGATGAAGCTCAAGACTCTTCGTGGTGCCAGTGGCAAGTTATTAAAAAAATAATGGACAAAGGCTCTGTTGAATACTTGTACATTGCAGGAGACGACGACCAAGCCATCTTTGATTGGAACGGTGGCGAAGTAAAATATTTTTTAAATGCATACACATCTGTTTGTAAGTCAAAGATTTTAGAAAAGTCTTACAGATTAACAAATCAACACATCAGTTTTGCAGAGCAGATAAGTTCAGACATAAAACACAGGCAACAGAAAAAATACTTTTCTGATCACACACATTCTGGAGAAATACACTATACCGATAGGTTTTCACAAATACCTGTCAAAGACGGAGAGAGTTGGACGATCATGGTGACTGGCGCTCCAGTCATGTCAGAGATAAAAGATCTTTTAATACGACACAGGGCTTGGTTTACACAGACCACGGCCAAAGGTTATGTTCACTATCCTATTGGTGCAAAAATAATTGCTGCACTAAAATGTTTTTTTGATTTACAAAAAGATAAATACGTAACGCGGTCAAATCTTTTAAGTTATAGGACATTGGTCAAGCCGAAAAATTTTAAGCCCAAACAATGGGAGGAGCTTGATCCAGATCAATTGTATAAAGCACAGGACCTACAAGACATGTTTGGTTTAGATTTTTCTGTTGATTGGAAAGAGGCGTTTGCAAATGTCAACAACCCAGAATGGAACAGAAAGAAAAAATATATTATGGACTGTGTTGATCAAGGTGTTGATATTTTTGACAAAAAGCCTAAGATAAAACTTTGTACAATACACAGCATGAAAGGTGGAGAGGACGAAAACACGGTTGTCGTAGGCAACATGGAGATGCCTTTTCATAAGAAATATAAAAGTTTTGATCACGTTGAAAAAGACACAATCAAAAGAATGTTCTATGTTGCATGTACAAGAGCAAAACAAAGAATGTACATTTACATGTGCCCTAGTTTAAAATTTCGTTTTGATTTTGACACGGTGTACAGATCGTACAAAGAAAGAAAGGAAGTCGCATAATGGGATGGAGAGATGTGCAAGTCGATGGTGCTCACTACAAAGCTTTGAGCATACAGCCTACAGATTACATTGTAAAAAATAAGTTGGGCTGGAGAGAGGGCAACATTGTAAAATACATAACTCGGCACTCTGAAAAAGGAAAAGCAAAAGACGTTAGAAAGATAATACATTTCGCTTTAATGATTTTGGAGGATGAGTATGGAGAAGAATACGAAATTAAATCTGTGGACTGAGTGGATGTTTGAAGAATACTTTCCAGATTTATCACAAGAAAAATACCTTGCTGTTGACTTGGAGACCTGTGATTTAAAACTACTGACTCACGGTTCAGGTTGGGCAACAGGGAACGGTTATGTCACAGGCTTTGCTTTGGCGACAAAAGACTGGCAGGCCTACTATCCTATCGCTCATGAAGGTGGGGACAACATGGACCCAGACAAAGTTATTCCTTGGATAAAGAAAACATTGTCTTACGACATGCCAAAAATATTTCACAATGCTTCCTACGATATCGGTTGGTTGCGTTCGATGGGCATAACCGTAAATGGTACTATACATGACACGATGATTTCAAGTGCTTTGATTGATGAAAATAGATTTTCGTTTACTTTAAATAGTTTAGCTAAAGATAAATTAGGCACAACAAAGAACGAAGACGAACTTATTGCTTACGCACAGAGCGCCGGTATCGATCCAAAGAAAGAAATGTACAGAGTGCCTGCTATGTATGTAGGGCATTATGCGGAACAAGATGCACGGCTCACGTACGATTTATTCTTTCACAATCAAAAAGAAATAGACGAGCAAAGTCTTCAACAGATATACGATCTTGAGACACGACTACAGCCTTGTTTGATTGATATGCGGGCGCAGGGTGTTCGAGTTGATTTGCAAGCCGCAGAGAATGCAAAGAAAGATTTGATTGCAGATGAAGAAGCGGCACTGCTCCAGATAAAAAAACTATCTGGCATTGATGTAAATGTTTGGGCGGCAGCTTCCGTGGCCAAAGCGTTTGATAGTATGAAGATACCCTATAGTAGAACGGCAACGGGCAAGCCAAGCTTTACGAAAAACTTTTTATCAAAGCACAAGTCAGATCTTGCACAGCTAATTATTAAAGCTAGAGAATCAAACAAAGCGTACACAACATTCATTGACAGTATTATGCGCCATCAACACAAAGGCAGAATACACTCTGAGATTCATCAAATGAGAAGCGATGACAAAGGCACGGTGACCGGACGATTTAGTTATAGCAATCCAAACCTTCAACAAATACCTGCTAGGAACAAAGAGATTAAGAACAAGATACGTTCTTTGTTTATACCAGAAGAAGGAAAGAAGTGGGGAAGCTTTGACTACTCACAGCAGGAACCACGAATGGTGGTGCACTTTGCAGAGAGAGTGAACGAAGCGGATGGATTTACCTATGAATCGAAACGACCAAGCATGGACACTAAATATTTTATTGAGGGCTACAAATCAGGGGACGCAGACTTTCACGACATGGTTGCAGAGATGGCTAATATAGAAAGGTCGGCGGCTAAGACAATCAACCTTGGTTTGTTTTACGGTATGGGTCGAGGTAAACTAAAAGAAACCTTGGGCATCGATGATGAGACAGCAGAAGTATTGATTAATGACTATAACGATAAAGTTCCGTTCGTTAAACAGTTGTCACAGCGCGCTATGGAGTCGATGGAAAGCAAGGGTTATGTGACCACGGTCTACGGCCGACGGTGCCGTTCGTTTGGTTTCGTGCCAATAAGATGGGGCGTGTCTGGTTTTTATAAAACAGAAAAAGAAGCAGAAGACGCTCTGGGCAAGTATGGTTATAAAAAAGCTTACACATACAAAGCATTAAATAAATTGGTTCAAGGATCGTCCGCCGATCAAACAAAGAAAGCAATGGTGGACTTGTACGAGCAGGATGGTATCATACCGCATATACAAGTTCACGATGAACTTAATATATCCATTGAAAACGAGGAACAAGCAAAGAGGATTATTAACGTTATGGAGCATTGCATTAAACTCAACGTACCGAGCAAGGTCGACTGTGAGATCGCGGACAATTGGGGCGATGCCAAGGGGTCGTGACCGACAACATCATATACTTCTCGTTGTGTCCTTCATGCAACCGGATGACAACGATGAAGCCGTTTGGAAAAAAGAAAAACGTTTTCTACTGCAAACATTGTAAGGCACAGTACAAGCAACACATCAACGGCAAGATTGTATATATACCTTTGCATGTTGCTGATCTTGTGGAACAAACAATCAGAGATCACTACACAAGCGATCCAGAAATAGATGTAAATTTTACGATAGACTTTGAACCTGACTTTGATCCTGACGAATCTACTTAATATCTTTTATATGATCAAACATCAGACCTACAACGGTTGATGGCCTGCCGTCAGAATGATAAGTAGCGCAGTCAACGAGCTCTTCAAGAGGCGTCCCGTTTTGCAGAGCAACAGATACAATACGACCGATTTCTGTAAGAATATCAAAGCGTTCCGTGCCAGACTTGCCTCCACCGTTTATCCAAACTTCTTTTATTTTGTTGTCTGAAAAAGACATTGTAATCACATACGGCATGCCGTTTGCGTCTCTTATGGTTTCTTTGAAACATGGTCTGTGGTTTTCTAGTTCTTGGCGCATCTTGTACCTTTCTTGTTGACAATATGATAGAATCTACTATATCTTGGGGTACATTACAACAAAATATGGAGGGTTTCCATGATTTTAGAGGATGATTTTCCAGTGCATAGTT